TCCTAAGTAATTCTGTATGTGCATATCTTGTGCTACTTCTATAAAGTGAATTAGCTTATCTGCATCTGTGTTTCCATCTATTATAGACTTGTCTTTTAAGTCTTGGACTGTTATAAATAATGCTTTTTGACTCATAATATCTTTGTTTTAGTTTGTTCTATAAGCACCGTTGTCTGCTCTGTCAATCATTCTTTCTCCCATCTCACTCGGATTGTTCGGTTGTTTCAATCCTTTCTCATAAGCATCATTAGAATCAACTTGTTTACCACCTTTCTTTTTATAAACTCTTAACTCCCAAAAGTGATGACAATTCTTACCACCCTTAAACTTTAATAGACTATAATTTCTTTTCTGATGACCTAACTCTTTGTTAATACCTCTAAAAGACATCATATTAATATCTTCCTTTCTAAACGTTAATCCTTTTGATGTTAGGTTCTCCATCATCTTACAGAACTTTCTGCTATTAGGAGACTTTCTAACAGGCATATAAACGTATCTTACCTTGTAGATATCACTATCTTCTTTAGACTTTTTCTTAGGGTTAGCATAAGATAACATTTTCTTAAACCAATTATCATATCTATCAGAAGCTAAATCAGCCATTTTAGGCTCTCCTTTTGCATCGTCATATACTTCACTATGGATTACCTCCCAATCATCGCTTAAAACCTCTCCTAAGCCTTCTAATTGATTAATCATATCACTACCATCTTCCTCTGAAAAGTCATCTAACTCAACAGCAGATAATTTCTCTCCTGTTTCTTCTTCTCTTTTTACTTGAGTAGATACATTGTCTAATTCTGTAAACTCTATTGGTTGTAAAGTTTTAAAGTATAAGTTTTGGTGTACTTGATTAAATTCTAATATTTCTTCTAATCCGTATAAGATTCCATCTTGTAATGGTCTAATAATAACGTTATCCATTAATACAGATGCAGTTCTTAATTCTTCTGCGTTGTTTCCAAACCCTGTGTTGTCTTTAATACCTAATAAGATAGGTGATACAATTCCGTGTCCTAACATTATCTTAGCAGTAGCTTCATCAGATAAGAATTGATATTGTGCGTGTGCATCAGGTAAGTGTATAGGCTCTATATCTGCTTTAGTTTCTGCTGATTCGTTAAACGCTATAATTGCTTTACCACTTGCAGAACTACCACTAAACTTCTTGTTAATCTTATTCTCTATTGCTGCTTGTACAGTAGCATCAGGAATACCATTGTTAAAGTTGATAAATAATGATGGTGCTAAACCATTCTCAATATTAGAAATATGGTAGTTAGATACTTCAGATTCTAATTTACAATATTGTAAACACGCTTGGTATGCTGTTGTTGCATAGTAGTAGAAACCACTTCTATAAGGTTTAAAGATATACAATTCATTTAATTGCTTGTCGCTACCATTACCAAATGTAGGTATTCTCTTAGGTTCATCAGATGATTTAATATCTACCCACTTAGGATGATAGTAATATGCCTTTATAACTCCATTAGAAGCCTTTTCTGCCCTTAACGTCTCCATAGGGTAGTGTGATACCTTTAGGATTGTTTTCTTGTCCTTAGAGTAGCTTATTTGCAATGCACCTTGTCCTAATAAATAATAGTCATTTATTAACCTTTTGATTTCTTTAGGTCTTAATAACTTACGCATCTTAACGTAATGACTTGGAAATATCTGTGAGTTAGTAGATTCTAATCCTCTACCATACACCATATCAACAATACCATTAATACATCTTGAGTTAGTTGGACTATCTAAGTATCTGTCGATTAATCTATCAAAGTAATCGTTGTTATGACCGAAGCCAATCCATTCTTGATTATGTTCTTCTTTTATTACAGGAACATCATACGATGCTAAGTTTAATACTCTAATACTATCTTTATATTTCTTATCCATTTCTTTATATTATGTAGGTATTATCATCAGTTGCGTTATAAGGCTTGTATATTGTATTATCACCTATAACGTGCTTAGTTGTTTCTATTTCTTCTTGACTTCTGTATGTAGCATAAACTTTATCTCTATACCATAATTTATCTCCATTATTGATAATCTCAAGTGAGTATGTAGAGTCTTCAGTAAGAATGTTTGTAGTAAATTCTATTTCGATATAGCCCTCCATATTAGTCATACTTGAAGGTGCAATACTATCAGTTGCTTTATCACCATCTCTCTTTAAAGTCATTAAATAACCATCGTCATTTAAAACCATATCACGAGGTATTACTTGTATTACTTTTGTACCGCTTAAAGGACTTAATATTATCATACTAATATAACTAATTTTTTATATTTTGTTTTTGTAATAAAAAAACCCCACCGATTAAAGTGAGGTTTATGTTATGGTTTAACTGATATGTTGTCTACTGTAAGGTTATTATACAGGTGCAACAAAACCTGCTGCAATTAAAGCTGCTGAAGCAGACTGACCTTCTGTTTTATTAATAAAGTTTGCAGGGAATCTTTCCATTCCTGTAAAAGATAAAGTGTATCCACTCATATCTCCCATTGCACCACCTGTTACAACTGTACCACCTGTTACATCGCAACCGTGTTCAAGACCTGCTAAAAGTAAATTACCCATATTGTCCTCAATAATAATATGAGGTCTACCAACAGATAATGCCTTAACAGCTACGTGGTCTTCTTTGGTTAATTTAATTAAAGTAAGTTCTAATACTTGCTCAAAGTAGTTTGTACCACTTTCTCTACTTGCTTGAATATTCTCTGTATAAGAAGAGTTATTTCTTACATCATACTCGTAAAAGGTTGGTGAACCACCAACACCTAATACAACTTTGTCGTCAGGAGATGTATCGTAAGTTACTTCGCCCATACCATCGTATTGTACAAAGTAAACAGCACTAATACCACCTACACTATCTTTACAAGGCTCTTGTCTTCCGCTTGTTATAAAATCACACGCCATTATTTATATTTTTTTAAATTGTTAGTATTAAAAAGGGTAAGCGAACCTACCCTTTCTCCTTTTTATATTATTAATCGTTAGCAGAATTCACAATTCCGTAAGTAATAATCTCCTCAACAATAGCGTATTGTACTGCTGCTGTATATCTCATTACAAATCTTACGTTCTGAGAACCATCTAAGTCAGCCATATCTAAAACTTTTACAAGGTTTTGGTCATTCATTAAACCTGTACCGAAATGTAAGTTGTCTTTAGTAGCTGCAATCATTGTGTTACTTGATAATCCATTTGCTACGAATAACTTTACTCCATCAAACATTAAGTCTCCGAATGATTGGTTGTTACCTTTTGCATCATAACCTGCTGCACCTAATCCGTTAGCACCAAATCCACCTAAAGAACGTACATACGCTCTGTAAACGTTTTGAGGGATATAGATACATAAGTCTTCTCTACCGTATAAAGCAGCAGGGATAGCATCTACTACCTTACCTAACTCATCAATTACATTTTCAGCAGTTACAGTAATTCCTGTTAATTCATTTGCTTGTGGTAAATCAGCATCTGCTGCTAATAAAGAAGCGAATCCATCGAACTCACCTTCGTTACCATCTGCACCACCCCAAATAACTTGCTCAGTCTTTGTAGCTACTTTTGCAGCAACGTGAGAAATTAAATAAGATTGGAAGTTAGGTGCTAAATTATCGTGAGCAGAATAACCCATTTGAATAGCATCCCAATCAGAACGGAAAGATTGCTTACATAACTCCAAGTTTACTTGAAATTCTTTCGGTTCTAAGATGTTCTCTGTGATAGTTAAGTTAGAAGTATCTTGGAAGTCACACGTTCCATCTTTTACGATATCATCTAATTCTAATCTTTTTACAACCTCTTTGTACTTGACATTAGGTCTAATTGTTAAACCGCCTTTAGCGATTGTGTTTCCGCTTAATAAAGCTGCTGAGATGTACCCTGCTGCTTTTTCTCCTGCGTAAGTTGATGTAATACTTGCACTTGTTGCCATTTTTTTCTATTTTTTAAATTTATTTATTGAATAACATTTGATTAACTCTTTCTTGAACTGTAGATGGTTGCTTGTTCTCAAACAATACTACATTTTTCTTTTCTACTTCAGACTCAGGAGAATGTACTATTTCTTCTACTGCTTCTAACTCTACCTTTTCGGCAGACAATTCCTGTGGTACTTCTTTCTCACCTACAGTGCTTTTATCTTCAATGATAGACTTTATCATTTCTAATAACTCCATCTTTACTTGAGATAGTTGCTCTTGGGTTGCGAAATTAGCAATCACTTGATTCGCTTCGCTTTTTACAGAATCTTCCTTCTTAGGTTCTTCCGTAGGCTTGTCTTCAGCTAATTCAACTGCTTCTTCAACAACCTCTTCTTTGGTTTCTGATAATTCTACCACTTCCTTCTCTTTTGAAAGATTTAGCAAATCCACGATACCTTTTACAATTTCACTTGACTTCATATAAAATATTTAATTTACTTGTTAATATAACTAATTTAATTTATGTTGTTTTATTTTAAAACTTATTTAATTAAAAGTCAGAGAGTTAAGTTAATAACCCTCCGACTTATAACTACTATGTTAATCCACTGATGTTCACAGTTTCCTCATCATTACTAACAAGGCTTTGACCTTGTAGTCTAGTGCTATTTTGGTCTGATGGGTCTACTTGGTTTCTAATTCCGTTAGACATCAAAGCATCATTAACACCATCTCCAAACTCCCAAATTTGAGTAGCATATTTACTATTGGAATTTGAAGAACTATAAGTAAAGTTGTTTCCACTAAAACCATATCTAGCTGTTTGCCCTTCTTTATAGTCTTCCTCCCATCTATCAGGGTTTGTTAGCATCATCTTAATTTCAGTAGCATCAGGCATAGTACCACCTTTTACCAAAGTAGTAATAACCATACTCGCCACTTTTCCGTGGAAGCTTCTATTAGAACCTCTTCCACCGATAGTAAAATCGCCTTTAATATCTCTGTCCATTCTCACGCCTGTATCAGTCCATTGACTTGAACCACCATAAGTAGGATTAGGATTGAATATCCAATCAGTACCGTTACTAAACATTAATCTAATATCAAAAGCATTTGATAAATTAGCAACAGTTGCATCACTTTCACTAAATCTTGCTCCTTTATGCCCAACGTAAACACCATACCAACCAGTACCAAGACTATTAGCAATTTTGTATTCATTATATCCAGTTCCTTCTCTACCCCATCCGAAGTATAATGCTCCAAATTGGCTTGTCCTTAAATAGATATTATCATCTCCTGTGGCTGCACCTTCTCCAGAATTCCATATGTGTTGGTTTGAATTATGGTCATCAGACTGAAATACTATTGCAGTAGCCCAAGGTCTTGAATATATATGAGAAGAAGCCTTTGAGCTATCACTGTTAGCAGATGCTAACTGAGCCAACCCATTCATCCTCATAGCATTCACAGACGTACTTTGAGATACTTGCTTCAAGTGTTCATTACTACCACTAAAATCTATTGCCTTGTTAAAAGGTGTTGTAGTTGTAGCTGGTGCTGATGGAGTTGTAATAGTCTCTATATCATCAGTACTAATATCTCCACTTGTGTTTAAAGTAGCCATATGAATAGTAACTGGTGCAGTGTCTTCAATAGAAGTAGCTTCGTATGTATGACTAAAACTACCCCCATCAGATGGGCTAGGTTCATTCATAATAGAATTAATATTACAAGCTATTAACCAAGCACTTGTTCCATCAACTTCAATTGCATAATCATAAAATGCTTGAGTCATTGAATTTATTACAATATTCTGTACTACTGAACCATCTCTATAAAACTTAAAAGTATGACTTGAAGCACTTTCATATTCC